GCAAGTAAGAAGTCGGTGACTTGGTTGGCAAGGGCAATAGCTTTGCCCTGGTTAATGTAAACGTCATGAGCGAGATTAGAGTTCATTTTTAGCCTTCCTCACTTTCATTTTTTACCGATTCATCCAGCAGCCCGGCGTGCAGCTGAATTGCCTGGCGCATGTGGTTTATTAACTTGTTGATGCGTGGATCTGCGTAAACAAAGATGCCATTGTGCAGAACAGGGATTGGCGCTTGCATGCCCGCGTTTGTATGTGACTGCGCAATATATCCGCTTAAACGGCTTTCAATTTCGCAGGAAATATTGGGGTCCTGCAGTTGATCCATATATGAGGTCATGGCACGTACCCCTCAGCAATAAGTGCTTGGCCATAAAACTTTGCTTCATCTGCATTTTTCAAAAGCAGTGCACCTTTAGGCTTAACTGAATAAACTCCATCAGCGCCCAAGATAAGGACATCTTTGTCATGCAATATAGTTCCGTTGCATACAGGGTGATAGCTGAAGTTCTTCCAGAGTCCAGCAGCCGATCCGGCTATACAGTCCACCATCGGGAAAGCACTTTTCCGTTCATAAAGCCAAAGTTCTGCATCAAAAACTATTTCTTTAGGCTCAATAATCTGCAGCTGAATCAAACAATGCCCGCATTGCTCATCTTTAAAGTCAGAGCATTTGCTCTGGCATGGGTGAGTGCTTTTTTTACGGTGCATTTGTGGCCATGAATCAATCACAGATTGCTCTTGCGGGGTTGGAGTTAGTTTCATGCCGACTCCTCAACTGTTTGAGTGCGGACAGCATTGGCAATGTCATCAAGCCATTTAGACTTTTCAGCAATATCAATGAACTCGTAGTCCATTGCAGCATCGATAAATGCATTTGCCTGGGCAATAGCAGTCACAAAATCATGTTGATTTGTGGCATTGAAAATTGCTTGAACAGCATTTTTGATTTGGTTTACGGCTCTGCTTTTATAAAAAGCGGCGTCTTTGATTTGTGGCTGGCCAAAGTCTTCGGCCATGATGCGGCCCATGACGATCTGATCGAATTGATCAGAGGAATGGTGGTGTTTTGTATTTTGCATAAAAAACCTAAGTAGGGTTAGAATTTAAATAAATCTAATCTAGCTTAGGTTTTTAGTCAAACACTAAATCTAAGATTGCTTAGATTTAGCGCTGAAATTATTGTTTTTTAGAGGAATTTTTTTGCTTGTTCAAATTTTCCTACATACTTCCCTTTATATATGCAGTTTTCTTTAAGTTCGATTATATTTGGTTGAAAATTGGGGTTAAGTGCTTGAAGATAAATACGATTATAATCACGTACTAATGCTTTAAAAGTTGCATCTCCTTCAGATTGAACAACAATCATTTCACCTGTTTGAACGGATTCAAATGGAATATCAGGGTCAATACAAACAAAATCACCATTATTGAAGTGTGGTGAATTGCTAGTTCCTTGAATAATCATATAAAAACTATTTTTACCGGCATTTGGTGGTGCTGGGAGCCATTGCTCAATTTCATAATTTTCTAAAGAGCGTATGCTGGTCCAATTTCCAGCTTGAACATAACTTAATACTGGCAACAAGCGTACTATTGGCCGTGCATCACGGATCGATGGCTCGGAACCTTCAATACCATATTTTAAATAATTCACAGACGTGTCTAATACTTCTGCGACAGCCATTAATGTTTGAAATTGCGGTTCATTTACATCTCTTTCCCAGTAACCGACTGTTACGTCAGACACGCCAACTAAATCTCCAAGTTTTCCTTGTGTTAATTTTTGACTTTTTCTCAACTGTTTGATTCTTGAGCCGATGGTTTCCATAAGCAATCCAATTTAAAAAATCTAAGGCATCTTAGCTATTGACGTAAAATAAAAACTTCGCTTTAATAATTCTAAGTCAACTTAGATTTATTGGTTACAACATGACTCGTCGACAAGCAATGGCATTACTTGGTTTAGAAAAACTAATTCAACTTGCAGATGCGCTTGAATTAACAACGGCTGCAATCGCTCAATGGGGAGATGACAAAGATATTCCCAAATTTCGCGAATATGAGATTAAAGAGCTAGCTGCAGGGCAAACTCCAAAGCGCTTGCTTCAATCTAAACAAAATTTAATAAATTCTATTAAAAACAGAAATATCCAAAACTAAGGGTAAATCAGATATGAGTGGATTTTTATCGAACTTCGCTGCGGAAAATGCTGTCTTGCCGTTGGATGTTGCTGTCTACCGCGCATGCAAAGACCGTCACGGCAGCAAGGCTGCAATTGCAGAAATTAATGGATTTAATCCCATGGTTTTCAGTAAATGTGTGGATATTCATAATGCCCAGTATCACTTGCATCCAGAGCATATCGAGGCCGTTTTAAGCCACACTAAAGATGTGCGGATTCTGCAGAGTTTAGCCGCTGCGCATGGCAGTGCGGTGGTTTATGAGGTTCCCGCCAGCATCGATATTCAAGATGCCGGTTTTTTGGAAAATATGGGGGAAGTTTCCAGCCGTGTTGGCGAGCTGTTCCGTGCAGTAAGTGATGCGCTGAAAGATGGCCGGATTGTAAGTGTTGAATTGGCGGCAATTGAAAAAGATGCGATGTGTCTTATTGCGGCAGTTGCTCAGTTGAAAAAATTGGCGCGTCAGAAAGCCGAGCATGATGCAGGGGCGTATTAATGGCTCTAAGTTTTGATCAAGTCCGGGATGCGGCTTTGGGGCGCTGGAAAGATTTAATTTATCCAGCATTTGGCATCACTGTTCCAGCTAAAAAAAATATGCATGGGCCATGCCCGATTTGTGGCGGTAAAGACCGCTTTCGCTGTGATGATAAGCATGGCAAAGGTACTTGGATCTGCAATCAATGCAGTGCTGGCGATGGATTTGCGTTAATTGAGAAGTCCCGCAGCATGAATTATTCGGAAGTTCTGTCTGAAGTTGGTGCGGTGCTGGGACTGTCTGCGGAAACCAAAGTAACAGATGAAGACCGCAAACGCTGGAAAGAAAAAGCAGAAGCTCAGGCAAAGGCGGCTGAGCTTGAAGAGCGTAAAGGGCAAGAAGCTGCTGCTAAGCGAGCAAAACGTATTTGGGGTTATAAATCAACAGAACGTGATTGCCCATATCTGGAACGCAAACAAGTGAAAAATCACGGCTGCAAAATCAATGGCAAAGGAAATTTGATTGTTCCGCTGTTTGATGCTGGTGGAAATATCTGGAATGTGCAGGAGATCCATGCGGATGGCCATAAGCCATTTTTGCCTGGTGGCCGTGTCAGCGCATGCTTTTTCATGATTGGCCAGGTCAGCCTGCCGGATCAGCTCATTTGCATTGCAGAGGGTTATGCCACAGGCGCCAGCATTCATGAGGCAACTGGCCATGTCACAGTGGTCGCATTTAATTCAGGAAATATAGATAAAGTGGGTAAAGAAATTCGGACGATGTATCCGCATGCGCGTCTAGTGTATTGCGCGGACGATGACAGCCATTCAGTACCGCCAAATGCAGGTTTAAAAGCGGCGAATAAAGCTGTGGCTGCAACAGGCGGCATTGTGATTCTCCCCGAATTTAGTCAAGCGGTGAACGTATGAGTGATGTAGATATTTTAGAGCAGCCACAATCAGCTTCTCAACCATCGGACTTTAATGACCTGCATGTGATGTACGGGCTAGCAACGGTGCGCGAGCAGATCGAAAGCGGAATTTCTTCTCAGTTTTCTGCTTTTGATGTTCCCCCGCACCCCCTTGGAAATGCAGGCCAAGGTTTAGGGCAATTTTCGGCAGATGATCAAGATTTTTTAGCTGAGGAAGGCTTAAAAAAAGATGAAATTTCAGAATTTGAGCTGGAAACTTACACAGAATCCGATCTAATTGCGCGTGAAAATCAATCTGGTGAGCCGGATCGGGAGGGGATGGGGGAAATTATCGATTTTGAGCGGCCAGATTTTACACTAGAAAAGTGTTTGGCTAGATTTATGCTGGTTGAGGGAAAAACTGATGTATGGGATTCATTTAAAAAGAAATCAATTAAAGCGACTGCATTCACAAAAATGGTTGGGAAGCCTGTCGTTTCGCGCTGGCAGGCGCATATTGACCGGAAAATGATTGACCCGGATGCGCTCAAATCCGAAATAGACAAGCAAGCGGCTGCCGAAATTCCAGATTTAATTGCGCGCTATGTGCATCTCGAAGGAACTTTAGAATCCTGGGATACTGTAAACCGCGAACGTATTAAGAATATAGCAGTGCGTGAGGCTTATCCCAATCAATATGAAATTTGGTTCAAGTCGCCGCATCGCCGCATGATTCATCACCGGGATTTAGTTTTTGACCCGACAAACTCGGCAAAAGAGCATCAAATTAACAGATTTACTGGCCTTGAGGTTGAGGCTGCATCTGATCCGGATGCGCCGGAGATGCTGCTGAATTTGAAAGATGCATATTTGAAGTGCCAGAGCTTTATTGATTTGCTGCGGCATCTTTCTGCCGGTGAAGATATTGCGTTTAACTGGCTCATCCGCTGGCTTGCATACCCGCTGCAGCACAAAGGCGCAAAAATGGCATCGTCAGTGCTGGTTCATGGAAACATTCATGGCGCCGGAAAATCGCTGTTCTTTGGCGGTATTATGGAGAAAGTTTATACAAAATATCATAAGACGCTTGATCAGCGAGATCTTGAAAGTCAGTACAACGACTGGGCAGATGAGGTACTGTTTCTGCTGTTTGAGGAAATTGCAAATAATAAAACTAAGCATGGCATGATGGGTTTTATTAAGCACCTGATCACCGGATCTAAGCTGTCTATTCATCAAAAATTCTTATCATCTATGCAGCAGGCGAATCACATGAATACTGTGTTTTTGTCGAATCATACGCAGCCGCTGCCGATTGAAGAAAATGACCGGCGTTTTTTAGTGCTATACCCCAAATCGACTGTGCCTAAAGATTTGCTGGCTCGGGTTGTAGCTGATATTCGTTCTCCAGGCGCCATTGAGGCGTTTTATACCGCGTTGCTGCAAATAGACTTAACTGGATTTGATGCACATACACAGCCGCCAATGACGCGGGCCAAGCGTGAAATTATCGAATACACGCGCCCAGGCTATGACACGTTCATTACGCAATGGATTGCCGGGGACACTGATTACCCATATTGCAGCTGTACGACCATGCAACTCTATAGCGCATACCAGAAATGGAGCAAGATGACCAATGAGCATATTGTCAGCTTAAAGCGCTTTATGGGTGAAGCTAAAAAATATGGGGTTGTATCGTCTGAAAAGCAGGAGCACTGGCGGAAGCCGTCGGCCACAATTCAGAAAAAACAGAGTAAGGTAATCATTATTGGCGATATGCCAGAACACACGCCAGATCAAAAAGGGACAATGCTTTAGAAGGGGAGAATAATGATGTTCCTTGGCCGCTACAATGATAAAAACCAGCGGAAATGTGTACCATGTGTACCATCGTGTTTACCATTACAGTGCAATGGTACACACACAGAACCCTTACTGACAAACCTTTTCAGCCAAATGTGTACCATGTGTACCATCGCGCGCGCACGCGTACGCGAGAGTGTTTTTTTCACCAGCACTATATTTATTCAATTACGAAATGAAAAAATTCATGATGAAAAAACTCCTCGCGTGAGAGAATTTATATTAATGGTAAACATGGTAAACATTTCCATGAAAGCCTTATGCTGTAAGGCTTTGCTGTGTGTACCATTTTCTGCCAATGGTACACAAAAAACCACAATGGTAAACATTGCTTTCCAAGATGTTGATTTTAATAATGAAAATATGTGTACCATTGTTTTTTGTACAGTTAAGCAAATGCAAGGGGATTTCTAATGGAAAAATTCCTGCGTTTGCTTAGCCCTAAATCAATTAACTATGAAGCTGACCGCATTGATGGCGGAACACCGTCATTGACTGCGCAAGATGTATTACTTGCTATGAGTTATGCAAAGCTGACCAAGTTGCAAGACAATCTGATCCGCTTAAAATACTTTGGCGCAAATACCAAATCGAACGTCGATATCTTTAGCCAGATTTTAGTCGGAAAATATCAGCAGCAATTTTCAGATGCCGGTGTGAATCAGATTTATCATGTTTCGATTGTTCAGGTTGCTTTGACTGAGTTCTGTCTGGTGCCTGCGAATTACAAAGCCAGCGAGCGTGGACGTGCTGCAATCTGTGGTTTTAGTAATTCGACTGTTCGAAATCATATGAAGCAGCATATTCAGGTTGTTTTAGAAGATTTAAATCAGGAGCTGGATAATGGAGAAGATAAAATTTTTACTTGTGTAAGTAAATCTAAGTAAACCTAGATATTGACACAAAAGCAAAATGAGGTTAGATTTTACCACAATGGAAAACTGTAATTAAAACGCTGTAGTTTCCCTCTGGACCGAAAGGTTCATTTCATACCGCATGTTATCTCCCTAGATTGCATGCGGTTTTTTTATGCCCGCATGTCTGCACTGGTCGCAATCATGCGGGTTTTTTTATTGGAAGGTTGGGCAATGGGAAAAAGCAAGCGCGCTGCTCACTGGCAGGAACATGAGCAGGCTGCAGATCAGGTGGAACGGGTTAAGTCGAAGCCGCTGAGGGATGATAAGGCCAAGGCTTGGAAAAAAGCCTGTGTGGATTATTTAACAGTGAATCACTTTTGCCAGGATTGCAGCAAGCGCGGTTATACCAGCCCAGCTGAACAGGTGGCGCATATCGAGCAGCCAGCGCAAAGCCAAGTGAAATTCTGGAATATTGATAACTGGCAGGCATTGTGTGAGCCATGCTTCCAGCGGATCACGTGTGGCCAGACGCTGACTGTGCATGAACCCATTCCGAAAGATGCAAAATTATATACGGTGAAGTAATGGCGCGATTAGAAAAACTAGGCGGCTCGCTGCCGACACTGCGGAACAATCAGCCAACTCTGGCCAAGCCTGAAAACTATGGGCAAGGCCGCGGCGGCCGGCCATGGCGCCGGATCAAGCGCGAAGTTCATGTGCGTGATAACGGGACCTGCTGTGAATGCCAGCGCGTGACCATGAACCTTGAGTGCGACCACATCGTAAACAAGGCGCAGGGCGGAACAGATGACCTGGATAACTTGCAGTCGCTGTGCCAGGAATGTCATAGCAAGAAATCATTACTGGAAAGTAAGCAGGGGCAAGGCCGGTTATGACAGGAATCATTCAGATACAAGTGAAGCTTTCAAGGAAGAAGCGCTTGCTGCTTTATGTTTTAAGATCGGCTGCTGTTCTGGCTGATCGGGTCTCCAAGAAAATTGTTGAGCGCCGGATTGGAGCGGGTGCTAAAAGAAATTAGAACAAGGGCAGGACTTTTAATGAGCAGTAATATTGTAAAGATTGTCATTCCAGATGGGCCGATTGCCCGCGGAACAAAAGTATATTGTGAAGATGGGTCTGCTATTGGCGGTATTAAAGCAGTAACTTTGAAATGTAGTGTTGATGATCCGGTGTGGCGCTTATCTCTTGATATTGATCCACGTTTTCAAAATCAGTTGCCAATTGATGCAGAGTTAACAGCAGTTGGTATTGGCGATATTAAACAATTGGCAGATGAACAGCTGGCCCAGCTTGGACTGCAGCGTATCAAGGATTGACAGAACATACAGAACCGGCACACGTTAGTTCGGTTCAATGTTGGCAGCTCGGAAAGACGGCAAGTTCATGTGTAAGCAAAACCCATGATCTTTATATGCTCGACAGGATGTTGAGATAAGGCGGGTACAAGATGGATTTGACTTTGGTGACGGCAAGCCATTAACGCATCAGTTGGCCATAGTGAACGACTCTAATCCCTGCCGGCAACGGCAGGGATTTTTAATTCGTGGAACATATATTGTGATTCATTTTATTAAAGTTTTCGTGGAACATTTTAATAAAATGAATAACTTGCATCATATTGGTGCAGCATTTACCCCATGGGGGGTATGAAATTTTAAAAAATCGGTCAGCATCGGACACCGCCCCCTATCTCATGTGTAAAAAAATTCCTGTTTTTTGAGAAAGTAAATAAACTTTTTATGAAAAATCATAAACTTAGATCAAATTTTCAGAAAATTCAGATTTGAAGGTAAAAATATGGCTTTGACTGAACAAATGAAAAAATTCGCCCGTGCCAAGCTGAAAACAGGTGAAGATGGGCGCCAGTTGTCGAATAAGCAGGCAGCCATTGAAGCGGGTTATTCAGAAAAGTCTGCAGGGTCGAAAGGCAGTCAATTAATGCGAGATCCCGAGGTATTAACCTATCTGGGCGGCCTTGTTAAATCAGGGGGAGAGGGGGCGGCAGCCTTTGAATCTATGCCTTTGGGTGAGGCCGCTATTCAAGCGGACTTCAAAGAGATGGAGAGTGTAACAAACTCTTTGGAGTTTTTGCGTTCAATTTATAAAAATGCCCGTTTAGAACGGAAGGTTCGAATTGAGGCGGCAAAGGCTGCATTGCCATATGAATTTGGCAAAGTTGGTGAAATGGGTGTGAAACAGGGACGTGATGCTGCAGCGGGTGATGTTTCAGAAAATGATGATGACTTTGCTACCGCTGGGAACCAGCGCGCAGCGCGAGGCCAGCACAGAGTGAGTTGATATGTCTTCAATGTCTCCTATCTGGACAACAGCTTGCCCAGATTGGGAAAAGAAGATTTTAGCGAAAGAATCGCTGATTGCTTGCAAGCCGTTGTATCCAGATGAAGCCGAAATGGCTTTGAATGTATTTAAAAAACTGACATTGGTTGATGTTGCGGGAAAGCCGAAAGTTGGCGAAGTGACCGGGCAGTGGGTTTTTGATTTTGTCGGTACGATTTTTGGCGCTTATGACTATGAAAAAAATGAGCGCTTAATCAATGAGTTCTTCTTGCTGATCAGTAAGAAAAACACAAAGTCCACGCTTGCTGCGGGCATTATGCTGACCGCCATTATTTTGAATGATCGTCACTCTGCAGAATTTATTATTTTGGCGCCGACAAAAGAAGTTGCTGATAACTCATTTAAACCGATCCGCGACATGATTCGTGAAGATCCAAAGTTATTTGCTTTGTTCAGTGTGTCAGAACATACGCGGACGGTAACTCATCGCAAAACTAAGGCTACTTTGGCAGTTGTTGCAGCAGACACAGGTTCAGTCGGCGGTAAAAAAGGGGCTTATATTCTTGTAGATGAGCTTTGGATTTTTGGTAAACGTGCCAATGCTGAAGCAATGCTTGAAGAAGCGACAGGCGGTATGGCGTCATTTCCTGAAGGATTTCTGATTTGGCTGTCTACACAGTCCGATGAACCGCCAGCTGGCATCTTTAAAAAGAAATTGGATTATGCCCGCAAGGTGCGTGATGGTGAAATTGTTAACCCGTCATTTTTGCCGCTGCTGTATGAGTATCCGCAGGACATGCTGGATGATGAAAGCTATCTGAATCCAGATTATTTCTATGTGACAAATCCAAACCTTGGCCGTTCTACGCATATTCGCTATTTGCTGAATAAGTATGAACAGGCAAAAGAAAACGGTGATGATTCAATTCAGATCTTCTTAGCAAAATATCTGAATATTGAAATTGGCATGAATAAGCGTGCGGACCGCTGGGCTGGTGCTGATTTCTGGATGCTGTCGGCATACAAAGACAAGCTGTTCATCGAATCAATTTTGGATCTCAGTGAAATTTGCACAATCGGTTTTGACGGCGGCGGGCTGGACGATTTGTTCGGCATGTCCGTCATTGGCCGTGATAAAAAAGACCGATCAATTTGGTATTGCTGGAACCGCGCCTGGGCGCATCCGATTGCGCTTGAGCGCCGGCAAGAGATTGCGCCTGCGCTAAAAGACTTTGAGCAGGACGGTGATTTGGTCATTGTGAAAAATGTTGGCGATGACGTCCGGCAAGCTGCGAAAATTTGCCGCCGGATTTATGACGCTGGCAAGCTGCCGGAGAAAGCGGCAATTGGCCTGGATAAATTGGGCATGCCGTCTTTGCAAGATGGACTGCTTGAGGAAATTCCATTTGAGCTGCTGATTGGTGTGCCGCAGGGCTATCAATTATCCGGGTATGTGCAAACGACCGAACGCAAAGTTGCTGAAGGGAAATTTCTGCATGCTGGCCAGCGCATGATGAACTGGTGCGTGGGTAATGCAAAAGGCGTTTACCAGGGCAACGCGATGACGATCCGCAAGCAAGAGTCCGGCAAAGGAAAAATTGATCCGCTGATTGCGACTTTTAACGCAGTTGCATTGATGTCTTTGAATCCAGAACCGGCAGCGCAGAGTTATGGGGTATTTTTTGTATGACAAGAGTTGAAAAAGTTAAGCAGGGAATTCGGGATGCCCGGCATGAATTAGCTCATTTGGGGGCCTGCACAACAGCAGGGAAAACAGATAGCGAAATCGCTCACATTGATGAGCGATTTTTTTTGGCTTGTGAAAAGTTAGAAGCACTTAAAGCGGGCTTAAAGCGAAGTAAAACGAAGGAGTGGAAAAGCGATGAAGCTTGCTTATAGCTTACTCGAAGTCAAATCAGTCAATGATGAAGAGTGGAAGATTGAAGGTATTGCAACAACACCGACACCAGACCGTGTTGATGATGTTGTTGAGCCAAAAGGCGCGCAATTCACATTGCCGGTGCCATTTTTGTGGCAGCACGATAAACGGCAGCCAATTGGTAATGTCATTGAAGCGCAAGTGACTGATGACGGCATCAAAGTTGTGATTCAGCTGGTAAAGCCAGATGAAGTTGAATCTGAAGAATTGAAAAAGCGGCTCCGGGAAGCCTGGGACAGTATTAAAACGGGTCTTGTGCGCGGGCTTTCCATTGGTTTTCGTGGTCTTGAGGTTGCTGATATTCAAGGCACTTGGGGCTATAAGTTCATCAAGTGGGACTGGTATGAATTATCAGCTGTTACGATTCCTGCGAATCAGGAAGCAACGATCACTGGCGTTAAGACACTCTGCCATCCCGATCAGTCAAATAAACAAAATACTCAGCAGCAGGAAAAATCTCTGCCGTGTAAACCGCCTTCATCAACACATTCAGCAGCTCCAGTGCCAAAAGTTGGCGGAGTAAAACTGCTTGAAACACCTAAATTTAAATCTACTGGAGTGAAATTCGTATGACTTTGCAAGAGCATATTGATGCAATTAAAGCGACGATCAATGATCGCATGAAAAAAATGTCAGAAATTATGACAAAGGCGGCTAAAGACAATGGTTCTACGCCTGAAGGTGATGATGAAA